GTTTGCCGGCAGCGCGGCTTTGATTGCCTCCTTGATCGCGCCGCCGAAGTCGCCGTAGGAGCGGAACGCATCGCTCACGACCTCCTTGAACAGCTTGTCGATACCTTCGTCGATCAGCTCGCGCGGGCGATCGGACTGTGCATAGACGGTGACGCGTTCTGCGAGAAGCTCTTGCAGGGTTTGCTGGCTCATCTAGTTGCTGCTCCGTGCATTCGGTTGATTTCCCGTCTGGCCCTGTCGCCAAGGCCAGCCAGTGAAATCGGTGTTTCTCCGCACCCGCTTACCAGGTCATTCACTCAGTTCGGTCAACACCTCGTCCGCCGTCGCAGTGGGCTGCGCGTGGGCAGGCTTTCGGGCCTGTCGGATCGCCGGTCGCCGGTAGAGGCAAGTGCGGTTTTGTTCATCGGTTTACTGACCTCCCACCGATGGAGCCGGGAGTGACCTAACCGGCTGGGCCGGGTAGTCGGGCATGGCGCTGGCTGTTAAAGAGCGGTCGGCTTGAGGGCCTCCCGAGGGGCTGTGTAGCGCCTCGATGGGTAAAATATGCACCAGTGCAATTTAGGTGTCAATGCACTAGTGCATAAAATTTTCTCGCGCCCACAAAAAATCTGCACAAGCCCATGGCGAGATGTCGTGTGGGTGATGGCGTTTTGATAGAGTCACACAACCACACAAGGAGCTTTTGGCGATGAAGAGGGCGGTTGTTACATTGGCTGTTGGGTTGGCGCTTGCGGGATGCGGGAATGCCGACAGGGAGAAGGCTGAACAGCTTCAAGGAGAGGTGAGCAAGCTGCAGTCCGAGGTCGCCACGCTCAGGGCGGAGCTGGATGCTGAAAAACATGGGGCTCAAAGGCTGCTGGCGCGAGCGAAGGACGCCAAGGGGGCAGGAAATAACGCTTCTGCAAAATCAGAACTGCAAGACCTGATCGCTCGTTATCCGGAGAAGCCAGAAGCGGCTTCGGCAAAAGCTCTGCTTGATGTCATTGATCGCGAAGAAAAGGCTGCGGAAGCTGAAAGGCTGGCAGCCGAAGCAAAGAAAGCGGAAGAGGCGAGGGCCGCCCTAGCTAAGCTAGATAAGAATCTGAAGAAAAATACCGATGAGATCAAAGGGGTAACCTGGGTTTCCCACAAGTCCATCCCTACGCTCGACACCTATATGTCCCTGTATTTCGGATTGGAGGGCGAGAACTCTCGGGTTATGCCGCTGAGGCTGAAACTCCAATACCATTCTGATAGCTGGCTATTCGTCCAGAGCGTAACGATCAAAGCTGATGACCAGACATTCCAGCTTGGCAGCCTCGACTTCGAGCGGGATAACGGTTACGGCGGAATTTGGGAGTGGTCGGACACCGTTGCCGAGAACAAGGCCATGCTTAGAAAAATTGCAGATGCCAAAAAGGTGACCATCAGGTTCGACGGGAAGCAGTATTACAACGACTTTATTCTGCCGGACTCTCAAAAGCGCGCCATGAAAGATATGATCTTGGCTTGGGAGCGCTACGGCGGTAAGGCTTGATGCCCACAAAAAAGCCCGCACTAGGCGGGCTCATCGGTGGCTTTTAGGGCTACAAGGAATCGATCTGCGCCTTCAGCTGGTTCGCTGAAAGCTCATACTGGCGTTCGTAGAGATCACGATCGTCTTCAATAAGGTGGTCCAGGTAGCCGAGCCATGATACGTACATGTCAGCCAGTTCTCTTTTCAGGGATGGACGAAGATCGACCTCTGCCCTGTACAAGGCTTTTCCCTTCTCTTTAGCGTCATCGACACACGTGCGCACTACGCTTAGCCGCTGATGAAAGGCATCAGACCAGCCCTTACTGCCCTCGCCATGCTTCCTTTCAGCATCCCAAACCTTGGTCTGCTGCTCAATCGCATCAATGCTGCAGATGGCCGGAAGGCCGGCCATTTTTTCAATGTACGTCGGCTCGGCGGAAGCCACGCTTGACCAGAGGAGGGTAATTGACAGAGTCGCCTGCAGGACCTTACGCATCATTGCTCTTCCTGAGAAAACTCAATCCTACCACTCTGGCCATCCGCCATCACGCAGGCAAAGAAAAGCCCGCACTGCTATGCGGGCGAACGTAGGGAATCGGATGAGCCATCACTGTGCAGGGTAGGTCGTCAAAAAAGCGTGAAGGCATGAAAAAGCCCGCCGAGGCGGGCTGATTTGAGGCATGCCCTAGGTCAGCATCCGGCTGCCGCCTTTGGGATTTCGGCATCAGGCACTTTAAGACCATCCTTGAAGAACATCACTTCATCACCAACATACCGGGCTTGGGCGGTGTAGTGGAGGCCGTACTTCAGAGCTTCTGAACCGCTATACATCTCGCAAATCTCGGGGGCGCTGTCATACGACACAACCCATTGTCTCATGAACTCTGGTGACTGGAGCAGCTGGGAAATCTGCAAATGGTCGTCATGCTTGTAGAAGTTTCGGTACAGATCGCGTCCCTTCACATAGTACGGGGGATCTAGGTAGATCAGTGAGCGATCTGGAAGCAACTCTGCTGCCCGAGTGAGAAGACTGTACGCATCCTCCCGATGCACAGTGATGTTGTGCGCATGCTGTGCAATACGATCAAGTCTGGCTGCGATCATGTCCTTGTTGAAACGAGCGTCTAGCTTGTAGGTCCCAGTTTGGGCCTTACCCCCGATGACTCCGCCTTTGAGGATGCCAGAGCGATTGGTTCGATTGACAAAGAGGGTGGCGAAACCTCTCTCCGTGATCGACAAGCTTGGATCTTGATCCAGCATCACCTGACGCAGCCGATGCCACTCATCCATCGTGATAGGAGTGTCGTGAAGAAGGCGTAGCAAGCCTTCCGAATCGGAAGTCACCGCAGACCAAAAAGCATGCACAGCTGGATCCAGATCATTGATATGGACGTGGCTAGCATGCCCGTCAAATAGAAGCTCCAGAGCTACACCAGCCCCGCCTGCAAAGGGTTCTAGATAGTGGCCACCGCCCAAGCCGTTGGCGCGCATGACCTCAGCGATGAACGGCGCGAAACGCGCCTTGCCGCCGGGGTAGCGAAGCGGGCTATAAAGCTTGTTGGAGTACATAAAAACTCATCCTTGGAGGCTGGCCAGCCTCAGTCTAGCGGCCGGCAGTATACTTGGCCAGCCTCCCTCGCGCACGCCTGATCAAGCGTTTTTGAGATCGGGGGAGGGATCCAATATGGCCAGCATGGCCGAATCAATACCGTGCCCATCAATCAGCGTTGACTTGAGCTTTTTGCGGACATCTTCCTTGAATTTTGCAGAGAGCTCATAATTACGCTTGGCCCAGACTCTATATGGATTTTCTGTGACTCGGCCTGCAACCATGGATAGAAAATCTCTTTCTTTAGCAAAATTCTTGAAATGACTTCTCAGCCTCTGATCGTCAGGCGAGGACCTGGCCTTGTGTTGATCAACAAGGGAATGCATATCAATCTTGCCGTCAGCGGGATCAATTTCCAAAGTGTCGATGATTTTCTGAGCCATCTGGAGAAAAACTGGCTTAGAGAATCCGCGGCTATTTTTCCAAAACACATCAGCTGCTTCAAGGTTGTAGAGGAACTCAAAAATCATCTGATCAGGTGGAAGTAAGCCCGGTAATTTTACGATGCTATCCATGCCCCTTGTCTCGCTGGCGTCGACATCTCCATCGAGAACAATAAGGCTTTTCGAGTGGAATTCCGGGACCTTACGCTTAACAAGTTTTATGTATTCGCTGCAACCTAATGCAATGTCTTTGAGGGGGTTTGATAGTTTTCTGACTGATCGGTCGGTTACTATGGCTGTATATAGGTCGTAAGCCTCTTTATCTTCAAAGTAAATATTAACCGGCGGTAGTAGCTTGTCGTCTACATCAATAGTTTGAACGTGAAGGTCGGCATAGATCTGCGGCCAGGTCACATTCTCAAAGATCCTGATAGGGCCATAGCTGTCACTTAAGTATATGTTCTGATATTGTCCTGGCGACTTTTCACTTAGTTCGTGTATGTCCTGAATCATGGTGGGTGAGTGCGAAGTCATAATGACCTGAAGGTTTAGGTCTTTACATTCTTCTGTGAGTATCTTAATTAGTTGTCTCTGCGCGGCTGGGAATAATCCAGCATCCGCTTCATCTATGAGAAGCAGTCCTCCTTGATATTTAGGATACTCCTGCTTAAGCTTGCGGAAAGAGTAAATCGCCAGCAAAATCTGACCGGCATTATCTTCTCCAGCGGACACTGAATCATGATCATAATTTGCTCCGTGGGCGGCAGCAGACTTAATAGTGCCAGTAGTAGCCGTGACAGACGTTGCTGACTGTTTGCTCAGCAGTCGATTGCTAAGGGAGACAAATGATCTGCGATGTTGATTTAAGAAATCAATATCATGCTCAGTGTATTTGGCGCGCTGGGAGATTGGCGTTAGCCGCTTGAGGCTAAGGTAAATTACTGGGTGCGTTGCATTTCTGCTGGTGTTTTTCTCGTCACCGGCAAGCGTATTACCGCGAACTATTGGGCGTGGCTTATTTCTGTCTTTTGAGTCGTACAGGCGAAGGTTGAGATCTGCCTGGGATGAGGTGTAACCATCATGGATGGTTACTGTTGTATCCATCGAATCGGGCTGGTCGAATTTTTTTGAAAGCCTAAAGTGCTCGGAAACTCGAGACTCAAATTTGCTCCCCGTAAGCGTCGTATAGTTAAGGGGTTCCCCGGTTGTGTAATCCGTTTCAAAGCTAAATACTTGGGCGGCTATTCCTAGTATTGAAGATTTGGATGTGCCGTTTTTTCCGCATAATAGGGTGATCCTTTCCCCTAGCGGAATGGTAAGATCCTGCAATCCCCTGAATTTGGCAATAGCGATTTTTTCGACTTGCGTTCCACGTGCTGAACGTGATCTTTTGGCCCCTGCCATGCGCTTGCGTCCCTGATAGATTTTTATATGCAGTGATGGAAGTGTTGGAGTGGCCGCTTGGGCTTAATATTCGCTAGGAAGCATGCACACTGCATTCATACTAAATCTGTGCTCCAGAGCAGCGCCACTCCGGGCCTGACTTCAGGCCTCATCCGGGCGGATCATCTAGTCCAAGCCTTACTCTGACAATCCGTCCCACCTTTACCTCATCCCCATATCTCACCAACCGATCCTCCCCAGCCCGGCGGATCCTCACTCTGGCACCTCGCAAGGTGTCTTTACCCGGACAATTAGCCCCAGGTGGGTTTCCTCTGCATATCCGGCAAGCCTTTCCTCGGCGTCCTGAAAGGACCGGCACATCCTCAGTACGGCTTGAGCATCTGGGTCATTCCCGGACAGGCTGATGCGCTCAGCAATCCGTTTCAGCTCGACCGCTGACCATTTCAGGTCAGAGGCCAGGCCCTGGAGGTCGCGGCGGAGTTCTTGGTTGGGCTTGGTTAGGGGCATGACTACACCGGCTGCCCATTCCATACGTAGAGCACCCGGGCCAGGATGTGGGTGTCGTCCACACGGATCTCCTCAGGGTCATGGTGTTTGTTGTCAGAAATCATCTTGAACCGCTCACGGCCTTTCTTCTGCAAGCGTTTCACGTACAGCATTTCGTCGTGAGAGAAGAGGTAGATGCCGTCACCGGTGAATTCTCGGATCGTAATATCGACCAGCAACGGGTCGCGGTCTTTGATCGTGGGCGCCATAGATTGCCCCCAGCCGGTGATCATCTTGAGGTGATAGTGCTCTTTGAACGTCACGCCCATTTCGCGCAGGTGCCGAGGGCTGACCCGGATGTCTTGCAGCATTTCTGGGTAATCATGGGGTATCTGTCCGCCACCCATCGCTGCCCGAACGTCGTAGTGCGCAATCCAAACCTCGTCACCAACTTGACCAGGCCGCGAGAAATCAACTGTGGCGACGTTGGATGCTGCCTGCTCGGCAGATTTCTCCTCAATCGCGTCAGCGATCTTCTGTCGAGCATCGACTGAAAGACCTTTTCCGTGCTTCGCCAGCATCTGCTTGACGATATCGGCAGTGGAAAGGGTGGCTCGCTCTTCCGCCTGAGGCTCGACTTCGTCCAGGGGCTCATAGCCGCGTAACTGGTCGGTGGTGATGCCGAAGAAATCGGCCAAAGGCCTGACCTGCTTGTCAGTCGGCTCTTTGATGCCTTTTGGGCCCTGAGGCTTGAGAATCCTGGAAATGGTCGATTGGCCGACGCTTGTCCGGCTCGACAGCTCAACCTGAGTTATGCCATTTGCAGACATCAGTTGAGCGAGAATTTTATCTATCGATTTATGCATGAGTGCAATGCTGCCTCCCGGCGGTGCATACAGCAATACAGCGGAGCGTTGACAGATATGCACTAGTGCATGATGATGTGCATATCTACAAAGGAGGCAGCCATGAGCGCTACCGATCTTCCGAAAAAACTGGATGAGCTGCTGGGCTCAGGCATGACCTACAAGGCCATTGCTGAACGCGCCAAGTGCGACGTCTCGACCGTTTTCCGTATTCGCAACGGCCAGATCAGCAACCCGAGCTATGTCGCCGGAACCGCTATCGACCAAATGCACGCTGAGCTGGCCAAGAACGGCAAGCAAAGCCTCAAGAAATCTGCCGCTTAACCACTTTTCAATCACAAGGAAATCCCTGAATGCACCTGGACCCCGCCAACAAACGTAGCGAAGTAATCAAGTCGCGCTGGAAGCCTGAAGAGGTCCGAAAGCTGCGCATGGAAGCCCGTATGGCTGGCATGCAGCTGGCCACCTACGTGCACGAACTGGCCAACCTCGGCCGCCGCCTGGGCGCTGCTGATCTGCTCCGAGAAATGAACGGCGCTGGCGAGCAGGATAAAACGGCCTGAAGCCCCTATGGAGGGCCTATGCCTGAAAACACCTTCGAATTGCTGCCAATCGAGGTGAAGGCTGAGGTTCGACAGCTGGCTGCCGACCTCGGCTGGAGCCTGGAGAGATCGACCGACGAATACCTGGAAATGAGTCGATCCCTAGCCATCCAGGAGCAACTGCGACAAGCAAGACATAAAGCCCCCGTGTTGGGGCTGGTAGGGCACAAAAAGGGCCTCGATGTTCCCTGATTGTGGAAAGACAGAGGCCCTCTTTCGGGCTTCTAGCAGGCACAAAAAAGCCGGGATTGCGCCCCGGCTCTCTGCAACACATAACTGAGACCAATTATATGCATACGCAGAACCTGAGTCTACAACCCAACAACTGGCCCGCGCCACAAAATGCGAACCACGATTTCGTGGCGCGCCCGATTTCAATGTCCAGCCTGGAGCTTGTCGACTTCATCAATTCGCAGCGCGAGGAAGGGGAGGCTGTTCTTGACCATGCCGACCTGATGAAGAAGGTGCCTAAGGTGCTGAAAAAAGATGCCGGAAGATTTTCCGACATCTACCTCGACTCAATGAATCGTCGCCAGAAGTGCTACCGCTTCCCGAAGCGGGAGGCGTGCTTGATGGCGATGTCCTACAGCTACGAGCTGCAGGCCAAGGTGTTCGATCGGATGACGGCTCTGGAGGAAAGCGCAAGAGCGCAGTTCGTACCGAACAACTCAAAGATCGTCGGCGAGCTGGCCATCCTCGAGTGCTTCGATCGACTGCTCAAGCCGGCGCCGTCCAGCAAAATGCTGATGCTGGCCAAGATCGCCCAGAGCAATGGGCTCGATGCCAATTTCCTGCCGGGCTACGCGGTCGATGATTCTCCGGATGCTACGGGCGGATCGTCCATGCCCACGAAGTCTGCTACAGCGCTGCTGAAGGACAACGGCATTCGCATGTCGCCGGCAGTATTCAATAAGGCGCTTCAACAGGCCGGCTACCTGAAGGTGCTTCAGCGCAAGAACTCCAAACAGGAGGTGGTCGACTTTTGGTCGATCACCGAGAAGGGGCTGCGCTACGGCAAGAACCTGACCAGCCCTCAATCCCCTCGCGAAACGCAGCCGCATTGGTACGTGGATCGCTTCCTTGAGCTCGCCGGCCTCGTCGGCGTAGGGCGTAAGTAATGGCCGGAGACTGGATAAAAATGCGCGTAGATCTTCAGACCCATCCAAAAGTTTTCCGCATGGTGTCCGCATTGCGTGCGGACAGACTGCGGGTGATTGGCGGACTGCATGTCGCCTGGAGCATCTTCGACACTCATTCTGCTGACGGCGTGTTGCATGGCTACACCCCTGATGCCATGGATGCGGTGATCGGCTGGCCAGGTTTCACGCAGGCCATGATCGACGTTGAGTGGGCCGCCATCGATGAGGATGGAAGCCTTGTCATGCCTCGCTTTGACGAGCACAACGGGGCCAGCGCCAAGCGCCGAGCTAATGACAGCGAACGCAAGCGCGAGTCGCGTAAGGCGAATTCTGTCCGCAATTCGTCCGCAAGTGATGCGGACAAAACGCGGACCAGAGAAGAGAAGAGAAGAGAAGATAAAGAACAAGATCAAAAGACTTCGTCATCTGGCGATGACGCTGACCTGTTTGATCGTTTCTGGAAGCTGTTCCCGCGCAAAGTGGGCAAAGCCAACGCTGAGAAGGCTTGGGCGAAGCTCAAGGTTGACGCCGACCTGTTCGACCGTATGGCTACGTCGCTGGCAGCCTGGAGCGTGTCCGTCGACTGGACCAAGGACGGCGGCCAGTTCATCCCGCACCCGGCTACCTGGCTGAACGGCAAGCGCTGGGATGACGAACTGCCGCCTGCTGGCAACGTCCACCAGTTCCCGCCACGTCGTCAGGCCAACGGTCCGAATTTCAGCGACACGTCCTGGGCTGACGATTTGGGTGACCTATGAGCGCTCAACCGAAACTGCGCAGTGTCACGCAGATCATGGCCACGGCCCGCAACCTGCCCGGCGAGGTCCAGGCCCCGGCAAAGCAACTGGACCCCGGCACCACCGAAGTGGTCAACGCCCTGTTCAAGGAGCTGCAAGCCATCTTCCCGGCGTGGAAGCAGGCCTGGCCGGATGACGAAGCCTTGAAGGCCGCCAAGCGCAGCTGGATCAAGTCCTTCGTCGCCGCGGGCATCAACACGCTCGAGCAGATCCGCTTCGGCATCCAGAAGTGCCGGGTGCTGGGTACCGACTTCGCCCCGAGCAGTGGCAAGTTCATCAAGCTGTGCCAGCCGGCCCCGGAGGAGATGGGCATTCCGCCGCTTGCGCGGGCCCTGGCAGAAGCACTGGAGAACTTCCACCCCAGCAGGGCAGGGTCACGCGTTTGGACGCACGCAGCGGTGCGCCACGCGGCCCTGCAATGCGAGGCGCAGAACCTGGGCCAGATGGAGCCGGAGCGGGCCGAGAAGGTGTTCGCCCGGGCCTACGACATCACCATTCGCATGCTGGTCGACGGCGAGCCCCTGGGTGATATCGCCACCGGCATCGGCCACGACAGCCAGAAGAGCGCCGCCCAGCTGGCCGACGAGTACGCCAGCCAACGCCAGGCTCGGTTGCTCGAAGTCCAGCAAATTCCCAGTGGTGCTGCCGCGTGCCGTGCACACCTGCTGGCCAAGTTGAACATCAAGCGCGCCGGGCAGCCGGCCGGGGAGGGGGTGTGATGCGCAAGTTCAAACCTCGCGGCATCAAGCCGTGGATGATCCGCCACCCATGGCTGGCCCGAATCTACCTACTGGCTCTGCTGCCATTCATGCCGATCATTTTCTCCGTCGCGATCCTTTGGCAGAACCGTCGCGATTTCCGAGAGATTCGCGAAGCGGTCTCGGCCATTTTCCTGCCTTGGGAGAAGCACTGATGGACACCAACAAGATGACCGCATCCAAGGCACGCGATATCGCCCGCGCCAAAGACCCTGCGTTCGCCGTGGACACCATCCTGGCCGGCATCGTCAAAGAAGCCGAGCAAGGCAGGTACACCTACAGCGAGCGGGAATATGGCTTTGGCAGTGGAGCTTGCTACTCAAACCAGAAGGGCTGGCCGGAACTGTGCAAGGCGATCATCAAGGAGCTTACTGCCCTTGGGTATAGCTGCCAGGTTCGATGCTACGAAGGCCAATTCGTGGATATGTGGCTTGAGGTTCGCTGGGATGAGGTGAAGCCATGACCGACATCAACCGTATGCGCGAGCAGTTCGAAGCTGCCGCGAAGGAGCAAGGCCTGTCACTTACTCGCACCCAGCAGGCGCTGCGCTTCGCCAACGGGCATAGCCGTGTTGCGGGTGACTACGTGGCGCTCGAGACGTTGTGCGCATGGTGGGCCTGGCAGGCATCCCGCTCAACCATTGAGGTGAAGCTGCCCGCTCAACGCCGTATTCGCCACATGCCCATGCCAGACGAAAACGGCAGCTACAACGAGGCACTTGAAAACTGCCGCGATGCCATCGAGGCCCAGGGCCTGAAGGTGGCGCCATGAGGAACATCAAGACGCGCGAAGGCTTCGAGTTCTGGGATCGGCTCAACGCTATCCCGCGCTTCAGCTTCCTGCTTGCGCCCTCTGGCACTCGAATCCAGAAGTTCGAGGACATCAGCGGCAACTGGATCGACGTGCACGAGGCGCAGAAGGTGATGGACGCCGCGCAGGACGAGATCAACGAGCTGCGCGAGCGCTTGGAGCGGCTTCAGCCGAAGGCGGTGGCGTCATGACCATGAATAATTTCGCTCAACTCGTTGGCTACGCAGTCATGGGCGCCGGCGGCGCGATGCTGGCCATGTACGCGCTGTACCTGGCCTGGGCGATGTTTTGCGGAACTGCCAGCGGCTTCATCAGGGCGGCCAGGGTTATCAGGGCGGCATGCAAGGGGGTGAAGCGTGGCTGAAGCAATCGCAAAACCTCGCCACTTCTGGTCCTCGGGCCCGAGTCGTGTCCGTGACGTGTGTCGGCTGGCCTACCTGTTCGCCACCGAACTTGCCGTGGCTGGGGCCATCGAGATCATCGTCCGGCCGGTCAAGTCCCGCCGAACCCTGGAGCAGAACGCGAAGCTCTGGGCCATGTTGGCCGATATTGCCCGCCAGGTTGAATGGCCGGTGAACGGCGTCATGCAGAAGCTCGATAGCGAGGACTGGAAGGCGCTGATGACTGCTGCTGCCCGGCAGGAGGTGCGCATGGCCTCCGGCATCAACGGCGGCGTCGTGATGCTGGGCGTCAGCACCCGGCGCATGTCCGTAGCTGAACTGGGCGATGTCATCGAGTGCATGTACGTGTTCGGCTCCGAACGCGGCGTGCGCTGGAGCGAGCCCAAAGGGCAGATGCCTGAGCAGTGGGAGGCAGCGGCATGATCTGGATCATCGCTCTGATATTGGCGCTCACCGGTGAGCCTTTCGCCTCAGTCATCGCCTGCATGATCGGCCTGCTAATGGGGGGCAAGTGATGCTCGCCAAGGAGATCAAGCCGAAGAAGTGCAAGGCGCCTGGCTGCGGCAAGCCCTTCAAGCCGACCATGACCACGCAGAAGGTGTGCAGCATCGCCTGCGCCAAGGCCATGGCCAAAGACCCGAAGCTACAGAAGATCGCGGCCAAGGCCATCACCAAGCAAAAGCGCGAGGACCTGCAGGAGCGCCGGGAGAAGTTGAAGACCCGACGCGAGCACATGGCCGAAGCGCAGACGGCGTTCAATGCGTACATCCGAGAGCGTGACGCTGGCCTGCCGTGCATCAGCTGCGACTCACTGCCGAGCGACCACGACCTCATCACCGGAAGCCGCTGGGACGCCGGCCATTACCGGTCGGTGGGCGCCTGCCCCGAGCTGCGCTTCGAGCCGCTGAACGTCCACCGGCAGTGCGTGAAGTGCAACCGGAACCTGTCGGGGAACGCGGTCGAGTACCGCATCCGTCTGGTGAAGCGCATCGGCGCCGAAGCCGTGGAGTTCCTCGAAGGGCCTCATAAGCCCCAGCGCCTGACCATCGAAGACCTGCAGGCCATCAAGGCCCTGTACAGACAAAAACTCAAAGACCTGAGGAGGGCGGCAGCATGACGCCGGCATGGGGATTCCTGATTTTGGCCACCCTCATGGTGGTGGGTGGTGTGGCGCTGTCGTGGGCGGGCGCGGTTCGACGCAAGCGATGCTACGAAGAATTCATTTTGAGCGAGGCCAAGCGGGCAGGGGGTGGGCAATGATCTATCGGGACGTGATTTCCGCAGTAATTCGAGCGCTGGCGTCTGAGACGATCAACAGCGCAGGTGGCTGTGACTACACCCCCAAGGTGCAGTCCAGCAAGCTCAAAGGCGAGATCGTCGGCAAGGATGCAGCATTCCTCACTGACTGCTGGGTGTTCGGGAGGCTGCATTCCTGCCTGGAACAAAAGCATTGGCTGGCCCTGAATGCGCGCTACTCGACGCATATGGCTTCCAAGGTTGGCGCCATAGGCCGAATCGTTGCGCACGTAACCTCGCCGGCACCCAGGCTGTTCCTCACCAAGGCGGTGACCGCCTGGGCCTACCCGCAGCTTGGGGGCGCTGAGCGACCGGTCTCTCAAAAGGTGACGATTGAGGTTGACGACGATGCCCCTGCTTGGCGAAAGGCCGCCGTTGCGAAAGCCCAGCAGGTCATCAACACAAAGCTGAAGCAGCGCCAGGAAGCGCCGTGCGAAGGGGTGATCATTCTGCCCGCGCACAACTACGACATGAACACCTGGGATCTCGATGGGAATCCAGAGCGCACCCGCCGAGACTGGCGCCGCAAAATCTTCAAGGGGCTGGACAAGATGGTGGATGAAGCGCTGGTGGAGGCAGGCGAGATCCTGGGCAGCGAGGGGGTTTTGTTCGATGATCAAGATGCTGCATAAAGCCTATTGACATCACATGCCGCTTCGCCGAATATTCACCCATCCTGTCATTCCTGCGCTAGTTGAGGAGTGACCATCAAAGCCCGGCCATTGTGCTGGGCTTTTTTATTGCCCCCATGAGGGCCTCAAGAGTCCCGGCCGAGCGCCGGGATTTTCGTTTCCAGCAGGCGAAAGACTGATAGGCCAACCTGCTTCACCTGGAGAGCCAATCATGCTCAATCGCATGCGCTGCAAAATGATCTGCCACGAAGTGACCCCGAACGAGCACAGCCAGGACCAGCTCTGCACTGTCCAGTTCGGCGCCGTCTACTCCAGCGACCCCGCCACCGAGGATTCGATCTACGGGAAGTACACGCCATATGGCCACTTCCGCGCCGGGATCGTCACTGAGGTAGCCGAGAAGCTTGAGGTTGGCAAGGCCTACTACGTGGACATCTCCCCAGCTTCCTGACGCAACTGCAGCCAGGGCAGCCCTAACGGGAACGCCTGGACACTGCTAGCCGGTAGTGTGGTGTACGGAAAAACACCGGCAGCCCGCGCATCCATTCCCTCACTGTGCTGGTGGGTGGCGCGAGACTTGATCGGCGAGACTGGTGCAATGGGGTGCCAGCGCTGGGATGGTCTTCGGCGGACAGGTGGGGAAAGACCCACGCATGCAGATGTAGCTCAATCGGTTAGAGCGCCGTCCTTCCAAGTCGGAGGCTCAGGGTTCGAGTCCCTGTATCCGCTCCATATTCGTTAAGTGCTGCTCCGCACCTTTGCCCGGTCCCTCAATAGGGCCTCCCCACCGGGCCTTTTTTCTAGGAACCACTCATGGCCGAACCAGCAAGCACGACTGCCGGCGTCCTGCTGGTGAAGTACGGCGTGATCATTGGCGGCTTCGCAGGAGCGATCCTCTCGCTGACCTTCCTGCGCGGCCTCACCCGGGGCCAGGCGGTCGCTGCCTTCTTCACCGGGTTCACCTCGGCAGTTTTCTGCACCCCGTTGGCAATTAGTTTCTTCAAGCTTGAAGCCGGCGGAGAAACCCAATACGGCGTGGCCTTTCTGATAGGCCTTCTGGCAATGAACATCATCCCGGTGCTGAAGTCGCTCGTGGGGTCGTTCGGAGCCAAAGGAGCTACCTGATGAGCTCGACCCTGATTTCAACCCTGATCGGCGCCAATGCCTTTCTGAGCGTGCTGGTGGTGATCGCCGCGTGCGACTACCTACGCCGGATCAGGCCAATGGATGCGCCACTGCTGGCTGTCGCGTTCTACCTGGTGGCCATCGGCGCGTTCGGCGCGTTCGTCCTGGCCATGAACGGCCATGTGCCCACCCTGTACGGCGTGATCCTCAAGCTGGGCATCGTCCTGTACGCGGTCGCCCGGCGTGGCCATGTGTTCCAGCCGGGGTAGGGCGCCACAAATTCGAGATGCGCCGTTTCGTGGCGCGAGGGCAGGCCCATGGTTACGGTAACCGCACGAATCGCTTGCCGCCATAAGTGGTGGCTCAAGTACTACCTGGCCGGCGTCCTCGTCATGGCCAGGCTGACTGGCCGAGAGCCATGCCCCGAGCACTTCAGCTACTGGGTGGGGCGCGGCATCAAGATCGAGGTTCATCCTGAATGACCACCATCGCCTACAAGGACGGCGTGATCGCCTACGACTCCCGCGTCACCCGAGGCGACCTGATCACCGATGACGACTGTGACAAGTGCATTGAGCGCGACGGCGTGAAGTTCTTCATGTCGGGTGCCCTTTGTGACTATGACGCATTGGTCGGGGCCTACTTCGGTGCCGCGCCATCCGGGAAGGTCGACGCATCTGCAATCGTCGTGGATGCCGGAAAGCTGATGATGGTGGCGGTGGACGACGATACGGGCCTATGGAAGTCGCCAATCAAGCCTGATCGACCGTATGCCATCGGCAGCGGCACACCATACGCATTCGCTGCGATGGACATGGGCGCATCTGCCGAGAAGGCCGTCGAGATGGCTGCAAGGCGCGATACCAGCACTGGCGGCAGGGTTCGGACTATGACGATCCGCGCAACCGAGCATCAATAACCAGCCCAGCGAGGCACCCAAGTCTCAAGGAATTTCCTATGGCGCTGACAGCAAAACAGCAGCGCTTTGTCGACGAATACCTGATCGACCTGAACGCCACGCAAGCCGCTATCCGCGCAGGGTTCAGCGCAAAGACTGCCCGACAGGCCGGAAATCGCCTGTTGACAAATGTTGACATTCAGCAGGCCATTCAGGCTGGCATGGAGGCGCGCTCTGGCAGGGTGGCTATCACCCAGGACATGGTGCTGCGAGAGCTGGCCAAGATCGGCTTCAGTGACATCCGTAAGGTCGTCCGCTGGGGCGAGACGATGGTCCGCATGGTTGACGGCGAAGAAGAGTGCGCCGAAGACATGGTGCCTTACCACGGCTTGGCTCTTATCGACTCATCAGAGATCGACGACGACACAGCCGGTGCGATTGCCGAAGTGTCTCAGGGCAAAGAAGGCTTGAAGGTCAAGCTGCACGACAAGAAGGGCGCTCTGGTTGATATCGGTCGTCACCTTGGGATGTTCAATGCGCCCGGTCATGCCGAGCTTGACATTGAACTGAAGCGTATCGAGATCGAGAACAAGCGTCTTGCCAGCCAGAAGCTGCGCCGAGAGCTTGAGCCACCTAAAGAGGTTGAGGGCGAATTCGCCCAGGCCGAGTACACCTTGAGCCCTGACGAAGATGGCCCGACTACCCCGTACCTATGAGGCGCCGGTCAAGCTGACGCCGAAGCAGGCGAACATCTACGTCTGGGGCTTCCAGCGCAATGCGCGCTTCCGTGATGCGGTGTGCGGGCGTCGATTCGGCAAGACCTTCCTCGGCAAGGCAGAGATGCGCCGCGCGGCCCGGCTCGCTGCGGAGTGGGGCGTGAGCGTCGAGGATGAGATCTGGTACGCGGCTCCGACGCAGAAGCAGGCCCGCCGGGTGTTCTGGCGTCGACTGAAGCAGGCTATCCCGCGAGAGTGGCGGGACTGCAAACCGAACGAGTCGGACATGCTGATCACGCTCAAGAGCGGTCACCTGATTCGCTGTGTAGGTCTGGAGAACTACGACGACCTGCGCGGCTCCGGCCTGTTCTTCGTGCTGGTGGATGAATGGGCGGACTGCAAGTGGGCAGCGTGGGAAGAAGTCCTGCGGCCGATGCTGTCCACCTGCGAATACGTGGTGCCCGGTGTTGGCAAGTGCAAGGGCGGACATGCGCTGCGCATCGGCACCCCCAAAGGCTTCAATCACTGCTTCGACACCTACCGCGACGGCCAGACCGGTGGCGAGCCAGACCACAAGAGCTGGCTGTATACCTCGCTGCAGGGCGGCAACGTCCCGGCTGAGGAGCTGGATGCAGCGCGCCGCAAGATGGACCCGCGCACGTTCCGGCAAGAGTACGAGGCCAGCTTCGAGAACTACGCAGGTGTTGTCTACTACACCTTCAGCCGCAGCGAGAGCCGCACCAGCGAGCGCATCAAGCCAGGCGAGGCCCTGCACATCGGCATGGACTTCAACGTCATGAAGATGGCTGCGGTCGTGTACGTGGTCCGGGACGGCCTGCCGCTGGCGCTGGATGAGTTCCACTCGGTGCGGGATACGCCCGAGATGATCGAGAAGATCAAGGTTCGCTTCTCCGGCCACAGCGTCTCTGTGTACCCCGACGCCAGCGGCCAGAACACAAGCAGCAAGAACGCCAGTGAATCGGACCTTTCCCTGCTCAAGAAGGCCGGCTTTACCGTGGTGGTCGACTCGCAGAACCCCGGGGTGAAAGATCGCATAAACGCGGTCAATTCCATGTTCCTGAACACCTACGGGGAGCGGCGCCTGAAGGTCAACATTGACCAGTGTCCGCAGCTTACCCAGTGCTTGGAGCGGCAGACCTACACCGACAAGGGTGAGCCGGACAAGGATCCCAAGAAGGGGCACGACCACATGAACGACGCCGCCGGCTACTTCATCGCCAAGCGGTTCCCGATCAAGACTCATTCCGCCGGCACCCGCCGCATCGGAGGTTTGGCGTAATGCCTGTTCAATCCACCAACCCAGACTACGACACTCACATCGAAGAGTGGCGGATGATGGACGACGCTTTGGAGGGCGAGGGCGCTATCAAGCGCAGTCCGCGCAACCTGCCCAAGCCCAGCGGCATGGTCGAGGCCGAGAAGCTCGACGGCCAAGGCAATGCGTACCTCTACCGTAACTACACCGACCGGGCCCAGTACGAACACTGGGTGCGCGATTCTCTGCGCTCGATGATGGGCTTGGTCTCCCGGCTGATCCCAGAGGTGAAGCTGCCCGCGGGCTTGAAGGGACTAGAGGACAACGCAACGGCAGATGGCTTCGGTCTGACTCAGCTGTTCCTGCGGATCGTGCGCCAGGCTATTTCCCATGGCCGGGTGCCGCTGGTGGTCAACATCGATGACGCGGGCCAGCCATACTTCGCCACCTATGCCGTGCGCAACGCCATCAACTGGGACACTGCCGACCAAGGTGGTCGCCAGGATCTGGTGCTATCCGTCTTCCGCGAGTTCAGGCGCAAGGAGCAGGACCGCTACAGCCACGAATGCGAGACGGTCTACCGCGAGTTCTACATGGACGGCGCGGTCTGCCGCACGGGCGTGCGCAACGAGGCCGGGGAACTGATCGAGGACGACCGCCCGCTGGGCACTGTCGACGGCAGCAACAACCTGGTGCGTGGTCTGGACTACATCCCGGTCATCTACTGCGGCTCGACCGACAACTCGCCGGACGTGGACGAGATCCCGCTGCTGACCATGGCCCGCGCCGCCCTGAAGTCGTACCAGCTCAGCGCCGACTACTTCACAGCTCTGCACCAGACCAGCCACCCGCAGCCGTGGGTGTCCGGCCTAGATGAGAGCGTGGAACTCAGCGTGACGGGGCCTTCAGCGGCCTGGGATCTCGGGCCAAACGGCCAATGCGGCTATCTGGAGTTCCAAGGCGCTGGCATCCAAGCCGTCCGCACCGCGATGGAAGACCAGAAGAACGCCGCCCTTGAGGCGGGCGCCAAGGTCATGGACGTGTCAGGCACCGAGTCGGGTGAAGCCCGCAAGACGCGCCAGAACGACCAGCACGCTACGTTGCACAGCATTGTCATCACCGCGGCGGCCGCCATCGAGCAGCCGCCATCAAGGCCGGCGCGCTGCCCGAGGCTGCCGAGGACATCATCCTCCGCGCCCGCGGCACCTTCAAACTGAGCGAAGACGGAGAGCCCATTGCCACCGACCGTGCCGGCGAAGTCGTGTACGGGAAGGACGGCAAGACCCCGCTGTCTCCCCTCGAATGGGCGGAATCGCTGCGCGAGACCGCTACCCACCTGTGGCCAAGGGCTCAGGGTGCCGGGCAGACCGGCGACAACGGTGGCAAGGCCACGAAGAAATGGGGCGAGTACACCGAGACCGAGCGTGCTGCGATGGCTCGTGACAACCCCGACGCTTTCAAAAAACTCCAAGCCACCCGAGGAACCTAACCCATGGCATCTACCCAACTGTCGGACATCTTCGTCGCCGACTACTACGGCACTCTGGAGCCGGTGAACTCCCCAGAGAAGACCGCCGTCTATGAGTCGGGCATCATCACCCGTTCCGCGACTCTGGACGGCATCGCCAAGAACGGCCAAGGCACTTCCGAGATCAGCTACTGGCAGGATCTCGACGCCGATGAGGCGCCAAACATCTCCAACGATGACCCAGACGATCTGGGCGAGGTTGGCAAAGCTGAGCAGGGCAGCATGCGTGCCCGTACCCTGTACCTCAACAAGGGCTATGGTGTCTCCGATTTGACCGCTGAGCTGGCCAATTCCGAGCCGATGCAGCACATCCGCAACCGCTTCGGCACTTACTGGACCCGTCAGTGGCAGCGCTACCTGATGGGGGCGGCCCGCGGCGTTATTGCGTCCAACATCGCCAACAACGGCGGCGACATGGTGAAAGATGCGGGCGCATCGATCAGCGCAAACGCCTTTCAAGACGCTGCCTTCACCGCCGGTGACGCCGCTGACATGTTTGCCGCCATCGGCGTGCACTCGGTCGTGATGAACCAGATGGTCAAGCAGGACATGATCGAGTACCTGCGCGACTCGCAGGGCAAGATCATCCTGGCGACCTACCTGGGCAAGCCGGTGTTCATGGATGACGCCCTGATCTACGCGCCGGGCCAGTACCTGTCGCTGTTCTTCGGCCAGGGGGCCTTCGGCTATGGCGAGGGCAGCCCGCACATGCCGGTCGAGATGCAGCGCAAGCCCGATGGCGGCAACGGTGGCGGCGCAGAGGTCCTGTGGGAGCGCAAGACCTACATCCTCCAGCCGGCCGGCTTCAGCTGGCAGGGCAGCGAGAACCGCAACCTGAGCCCGAGCGCCACCCAGTACGCCTCGGCGGCCAACTGGAAGCGCGTCTTCGACCGCAAGCAGGTTCCGTTCGCCGCGGTCATCAGCGGCACCGCCACCCCTTGACCCCATGATGCGGGGCGCCGGCCGGGCGCCCTGCGCAGGAGATCAGCATGAAAGTCATCTATACCAACACCCCGGGCACCGAGCGTGGCACCTGTTACCGCCGCCTGGACCAGTTCTTTGGCGTGATCGATGGCGCTATCTCGGTGTCCGTTCAGGGCGATGCTCCGCACATCGGCGAGGCGTACCAGCGCCAGGGCATCAGCGTCAGCGAGATCGAGGAAGGGCTGCGCTTGGACGGCCCGACTATCGCCCAGTGGCTGGAGCAGGGCTACAAGGCGTCAGCCTACCCGCCGAATGGCTATGCCTCTGTCAGTAGCCAAGCGGAGATCGACAAAGCTATCGAGGACGAGGGCGACGGCGCTCCCGAGACAGACCCGCACAAGATGAAGGTGCCGGAGCTCAAAGAGTGGCTGACTGCCCAGGGCATAACCTTCGACCCCGCTCTCAACAAGCCCGACCTGCAGGCCCTGATCCCGTCGAAGGAATAAGCCATGACCGACTTCATCACCGTCGCTGATGTCGACCAGGCGCTCGGGCAGGGCTGGGCCGGTACCGGTGATGCGGTCCTTGCTGTGGCCATGGCCAACGCCTGGCTCACGGCCAAGATCAAGCGCACTGTGCCGACCCCGGTGCCGGATGCAATCGTGACCGCCGGCGCGCAGGTGGCCAAGCTGGCTGCGGCCGGCAAGCTCTATAAGGACACCCAGCGCGAGGTACAGAGCAAGACGGTGTCGGCCCAGGCCGGCACCTCGACCAGCAAGACCTACGTTGCGGGCTCAGTTGAGCGATCCACTGGCGAGAACTTCGCCCTGGACCTGATTGCACCTTGGACCCGTCGCTCTGGCACCGTGATGCTCAAGAGGGTTTGATCATGGGTATGCGCGAGGAACTACAAGCGGAGCTGGCCGAAGCCTTTGATGATCCGGACGGCCTGGCAGATGCAGTGAAGCCGGTTCTCGGCAGCCGCACGATCAAGGGCGGATACGACCCCGAGATCGGCGGTACTGTCCCGGCCTCAACCTTCCATTACGCCGGGCGCGGTGTGTTTGGTAGCTACCTGGCCAAGGAGATCGATGGCTCTCGCATCCAGACCGAGGACGTGAAACTGCTGGTGCTGCAGAACGAGCTGTTCGAGGGGCAGGCCGATGCAGTAACTGCCATCCCGGCCGAGCCCAAGATTGGCGACCTGATCAGCGGGTACCGGACGCTCAACGTATCCGAAGACCCAGCCAAAGCCACCTGGACCGTCCAACTGAGGAAGTGACATGCCCCGCGGATCACACATGACCCAGCGGTACGGCGGGCTTGAGGGAGGATTCGCCGAGAGCATCCGCGCGTTCGCTGAGCAGGCGCAGGACGCTTTGGACTCAACGTTTCAAAACATAGTGCTTGAGATCGGAATTAGCGTAATCACGATGTCGCCCGTGGGTAATCCGGATATCTGGTCGGCAAACGTCGCGCATCAGGCGGCTCGCAATGCCGAGGCTGATCGCTACGACGCTAAAGTCGCCGCCCGCAACGAGATCATCAGCCAGAACCCGAGCAACTTCACCAAGTCTGGCAATCTCAAGCGGGGCGTGCGCTACGCCAAGCCGCTGACCAAGACCGAGCGTTATCAGAACTTCTACGTTAACGGCCTCGTGGCTGGGAAGGGCTATGTTGGTGGCCGATTCCGGGGCAATTGGCAGTTCTCGATCGACTTGCCCGCCGCCGGCGAGCTCGACCGCATCGATCCATCGGGCAGCGAGGCGATTGCGGCATTGCGGGAGCAAGTGCAGGCGCTGACCATCGGCCAGACTGCCTACATCGTGAACAACCTGCCCTATGCCGTGCCATTGGAATATGGCCACTCCACCCAGGCGCCGAGCGGGATGGTCCGGGTTACCCTGGCCAACTTCCAAGCTATCGTCGACCAAGCCATCAGGAACAATCAGGTATGAGCCAGGCACTCGCTCGACAGGCCATCGAGATCAAGCTGATGGCCTGGGCCACGGCGCGCCCGATCCGGGTCGCGAACTTCGAGCAGGCCTTCGAAGCTCAACAAGGTGAAACCTACCTGCAGGCTTTCCAGTTGCCAGCGGGCACCACCTGCCGCTACCTGGGCAGCGATGCCTACGAGTACACCGGTGTCTACCAGGTGAGCATCGTCTGCCCTGCGGGCCAGCCTCTGGCAATCGCTGAGACTCTGGTCGACGAGCTTTCGAGCCTCTTCCGGGTTGATTCGGCGCTCAGCCGCAATGGCTTCGAGGGCCTGATCACCGAGCCGGTAGAGCAGGGCCCAACCATAACCGAGTCGGCGACCTACACGGTCCCGGCCAGCTTCACCTACCGCGGCATCGCGGACCAGTAAACCCTTCCGAGGCTGCCAAAAGCGGCCAGCCAAACACGCAGCCTAGGCCCGTACAGCCGAACGGTGGATGTTCGTTCATCCGTCCGCCCCGGCTGCGTATCTATTCGCCTGATGAACGAGGTGTCACAGATGATCGAGAGCAACGTCATTCCGTTTCACTACCAGGGCCAGGCCGTTCGCTTCAATAGCGAGGGCTGGATTAATGCCACTGATGTGGCCAAGCGCTTCGGTAAGCGCCCAGTCGATTGGCTGAAGCAGGATGAAACCAGGCAGTACATGGGGGTTTTAGCGGAAGCGCTTAATTGTGATCCTGAGTCACTTTTAGAAACGCGCCGTGGTCGCTACCAGAGTGGCACCTGGCTGCATCCGAAGCTGGGCGTGGCCTTTGCTCGATGGCTGGATCTGAAGTTCGCTGTTTGGGCCGACCTGCATATTGACGCCCTGTTGCGCGGCGAGTTGAACGAGAAGCAGCAATTTGACCGCGCCTGTCGTGCTCTTGATGACGCGAAGGCCGTTGCAAGCCTGAGTGGTTGCGAGCTGGCGAGGTGGCGAAACAAGAAGTCTGGCCTGGAGCATCAGGTCGAGTACTGGCGAGACCAGCTTCAACTGACCCTTGGCCTTGATGCGGCCTGAATGGAGAACAATGTATGCAGATACAGAGTGCTAACTATGTAACTGGCGTTTCAGGATACCGTTTCGACCTCAAGACTGGCGCCCTCGAAATCAACAGAGGCCATGTCGCCGTGGGTTCGCTGTCCAGCGCTCCGCAAATGATCACCGTCACGGTTGGCGAGTGGCCCGAAAGCGACCTGCCTAGCAATGCAGTCGAGTACTACAACTTCATCGGCGCGCAAGTCGCGAAGATCCCTGCTGAGCATCGCGATAGCGCCGAGCTCTCGACTGAGGACATCTCGTTCGACCGCGACGGCCCGGACATCCGCACCACGCTGACCTACCGGCGCCTCGAGACTGAGCAAGAGGCCTTGGCTCGAGTCTCGCGGCTTACCGGCTCGGGTATCACCATCAATGGCGACGGTATGACCATTACCTGCAACGGCAAGGTCATGGCGCGCCTTGGCTGCCCGAAGAGCGATGACCCATCGGTTGATCAGTCGTTCGTGGTTGAGGGTGACCAGGTCTTCATCAGCCAGGCCCTCATTGATCAGTTCGCTATCAAAGCACAGATCGTTGACGAAGCCAGCACCCGCGCATCAGCGGATGAGGCTTTGGCCGAGCGCATTGGCGCGCTGGAGAAGGCGATTTGCCGAGACGATGAGAGCGAAGGTGCACTGCGTGATGCGCTGACGGACTGGAAGCCGGGCACTGCTCTGTTGGCTGGTCAGTTTCTGACGGCCGCTGACCGATTTGCCGTGACCACGGCAAAGAATGCCAATGACCAATACGTCTGCATTGGCATCGGTCTTGGTATCGACCCGGCTCGCGGCGAGACCAAAGATGATCGGACCGACATGGACCCCGCCATCGAGAAGGGCGATGTCTCGGAGGTCCTGGGACTGCTCAGCGGCATGCTTGCTGATAGCGACCTTGGTTTGGAGTTGCGCTCCAAGATCGAAGATCAGGCCGAGGCTGTGCGTGAGGTGATCCGCGAAGAGCTTCGCCCGGGCGGCCTTCTGCATCGTCGCTAACCATTCCAGATACCAATGAAACCCGCCGCGTGCGGGCTTCGTCGTTTCTACCCAAGAGGAAAACACCATGGCCGCACGCTTCCCGCTGCCGAACGGCGCTATCGTTGAGATCGCCGCGACCCTGGGGGCCGCCGTCCCCTTCACCGCAATCACCAACGCTGCGCCGCCAGTGCTCAGCGCTGTAGGCCACGACCTGACTGCCGATGACGTAGTGCTGATCGATTCCGGCTGGGCCAAGCTCACCGACCGCGCCGCGCGGGTCGTGAACCCGCTGACCGACAGCTTCGGCCTGGGCAGCATCAGCACCACCGATGCCGACATCTTCACCCCTGGCGCTGGCCTTGGCTCGGTCATCCCGGTCACCGACTGGGTGCAAATCTCCAAGGTAACTGGCTTCACCCCGTCCGGCGGTGAGCAGCAGTTTCTGACCGTGGGCTATCTGGAAGACGATGACGACCGCCAGATGCCGACCAACCGCAACCCGATCAGTCTGGCGATCGTGGTCGAGGATCAGCCAACCGCCGCGTACGTGGGCGCTGTCGAAGGCTTCGACGAGTCCAAGGAGCTGACCGTGGTTCGCCTGAAGCTGCGCAACGGTGACCAGATCCTCTATCCGGGCTACGTCAGCATCACCACCACCCCGACCATGGAGCGGAACAACCTGATGACCCGCACCATCTCTGTTGGCCTGTCCGGCCGCCCTCTGCGCTACCTCAAGGCTGCCTAAGGAGTCCACATGGCGAAGATCAAAATTGCGCAGAACCCGACGTTCACCGCGCTGGTGCAGGTGCCGCGCATTGGTGGCGAGGCAGTGCCGGTGGAGTTCCAGTTCCGCTACATGGACCGCGTGGCCCTGTCCGCAATGTTCGACCGCTGGAACAAGGCTCGTGACGCCTGGACGGAGAAAGCCCAGAAGGATGGGGCAACCTGGGAGGAAGTCACCGCTGGCGAGATCTCCCTGCAGGCCGAGCAACTGGGCGAGATCGTCACTGGCTGGGATCTCGAGGACGAGTTCAGCGCCGAGGCCATCGCCGACCTGGTGCGCACCTGCACCGGCGCTCCGAAGGCGGTCATCGACG